GCTACGGGCTATATGGCCAAAACGCTTACATCACAGGGGCTATCTATGTAACCGGGGGAAACGCCGAAACTACAGCAGGGTCACAGAACAAAGCAGACGTAGCGTATAACAATGCTTATGGGAACTCGGTTGCTTACAGTAATGCCTTAGATACGGCAACAAGGGGGTATGCTGTAAATTATACTAATAATCACATTGTAGAGGCGCAACAACTGGGAACTACAGTTATTCAAGGCGGCTATTTGCGTAACCAATATATAGATACGGTATATGTGCAAGCAGCAGTAGTAACAGCAGGGTATGTACAGGGTCTTTATTTAAACTTCGTGCAGGGTGTAATTGGTGGCTGGACTATAAATTCAAACAAACTTTCTAGCCCCATGGGCGGGGCACAGGATTACCTGGAACTTAGATCCGCTGATCGGGGAATATACGTTTCAATGCAAGGAACCGGATATACTTGGGATGAAACTAATCAAAGGTGGAATTTTTCTAGTAGTGTAATTGGTACTTATGGCGGGGCGTTTAACCCTTATGGAATTGTTATGCGGTCTGAAGGGCAGTATTATGGAGTTTCAAGCGTAAAAGCAGTAGGACACTTTCAAGTTAGCGGGGACGGAACGCACGCAGTTTATGCGGGATCACCAAAAGCATTAGGTTCGTATGCAGCGTGGTTAGATGGTAACGTAAGAATGTCCGGGGGACAATTTGTAAACATAATAGCCACAAACGCCCCTTATTCTATGACAGATGTGGATTATTTCGTAATCATAAATGGTGGATCTGGTACGGTAACGCTCCCTACCCGATTAGGTGACGGTAGAACGATAAAAATACGTAACATAATGGGAGGCGCTTTTAATTTAGTAGGGAAAAATGGTGAAACGTTTCTTACGCAATACGGTAGTGGAACTACTATTTCTATACCTGCCGGGGCGTCTGTTGAACTTGTTAATTACGGCACATTCTGGACTCAAGGATAAATAGGTTTATTGTCTCTGTCAGCAGGCAAACGATCCGGGCTAATATTCGGCTTTAAAATTTTAGTTGTTCCCGGTTTAAGGTCTTCTTTTTTACAACTTGCAAAACCTAGTAATGCAATTGCGATCATAGCTATTAATTTCATATTGCTAATGTATGCGGTATTTTTGATATTTGATTTAAAGTCTTATAAATGTTACATTTGAAGATGGGAAAAATTAAAATAGATTTTAGGGATATTAAGTTTAAAGACCTCAACGGTGTTGAGATCGTAATGCCAGTGGACTACACGGCAATGTTTGCAAACGAACATTGGAAAATGGGCCAATCCATCGCAATTGATAACCTGTGCCGTAAAATACACAAAGCCGCCAAAACCGAACTAGTGGCGGTAGACGAAAGAACAAGCGAAAGTTTCGAGATCGACGAAGAAGAATTGAAATTACTGTCCGAAATGTTCGAAAAAATGCCGCTAATTAAAGGCAGAGCGGTTTCGGTGGGGATAGAATACTTTAAAAGTAAAACAACTAAAACAATAGAAAATGGCAACTAACAAAATGGTTACGACTGGAACAAGCATAAAAACAACAGTGACCATGCAATTTGGTGACTGGAATATTGCTGGAGCAATCGAAAAAGATGGGGAAGGCAAATTGATTTCTGTCCTACTGAATGGCTTTAAATCCGGGGAAAATAACGAAACTTTGGCCAATTTTAACTACAATCTAGTAGGGGAAAACGAGTCTATCAACACTAATAAACTGCGTAAAGATTACGATTTGTTAAAGGCTATAGACGCCGAAATTGAAAAATTAGCCCCTAGCGTTTAGGGGCTTTTTCTTTTATACCCAAATCTATCAAAGCCCGTTCGTAGCCCGCATCGAAACCAATATGTAGGGCTGTAGCTGAAGCAAAATTATTATTATCTGCATAATCGTTAGCGGCCTTTTTCTTGGACGAAATTGCTTTGCTTTCTTCATACTTAACAATGTGCCTTGTCTTTGTTAGCTTCATAATTTTATATCATCTATTTGATTTTCTGACTCGATTAGCTTTTTTTCTATACTCCAGGAAATATCTTTAGTAAAATGAAGTGTAACCATTTTGCCTTTGCCTCCCATATACGCTGTCGTGAACTTACATACTATATCTTTTACGCCTCTGTAAGGCTCTTTAAAAACGATCTTTACCATACAATTTAATTACCATCTAACGAATATCATCAATATTTAATTCGGTTGCTAATTCGTGTTAACTTTGTTACATTTACGGTACACATAAAACCTTTTAACATGCAAGCGAAACCAAAACCAGCAACCACCCAGGATGAAGGCTGCACAAATCTAGCGTCGGATTGTGTTTTATTGTAATAGTTAGATAAATCTACGTTTAAAGTCTGGTTAGTCCACACAGAGCCGTTATACACAAGTATCTGTCCAGCAGCGAGCCCAGTTAGTGAAACGTCAGTAAGCCCCGATAAAGTCGCAGAGCCCCCTCCGCCCCCTCCTGTATCGTTCGTAATTCCGCTAAGGTTGCCTATCCAAAACGCTGATTGCCCGGCTACGACGCTAGCAGGTACGACACTTGGAACAATTAGAGTATTTTGAAATACGCCTTTATAGACATTGAATTCAGCGTCCTCCTGGTATTCTGACTGGTTTAATATAACTCCATCCAGACTTATGCCCGAACTTCCGCCTGAAGGTAAAGAAATGCCAGACGGAGCGCCAACTGCCAAACCATCTTTGCCAGTAATCGTTCCGTAGTCTTCAGCGCGTTGCGTTGTGGCTGTAACTGCCGCCGTTAATACTTGCGCAAAACGTAAATTGTGGATATCGCTTTTGAGATCAAAATCCCCGCTTAGGAAAATAAATGCCCCATCAATCAGGTCAACCGTTAACAACGTATTGGGGTTAATTTCCCCATAGCCTATAAAGTCCGCCTCAAATATCTGGTACGGCCTCGCGTGCATTCTTAAGTTAGTAGCCGATACGGTTTCTAATAAATCCCCTACCGGAAGTCCAGGGGACAACCAGGCGTTTGATACCGAGCCGGTAGCACTTCCAATTAATATTTGGGATGTACGCTGGTCGTTAGTATCATCCCCTTGCAATAGCAGTAAAGGATCGGGCGTATAAGTTTGAGTAGTTAATAAGCGCTTACGGCTAAAGGCCCCCAAAGGTGCTTTTACTGCGCTGTCCGAGCCGCTGTTAATATTGACGTTGTTAATCGCGGTATCGAAATGCTGATTATTAAAAGGCACACCGATTGGTAATATTGCAAATTTTACTTTGTAATCTTCGGTTTGCGGATTAAGGTTAAACGATACGGATATCTGATTATTCCAGTCGTTTTTCGTTGGATATTTGATCACGTAATACCCTGCTGCGCTCGTCCAGCCCGCGTTCGTAAAATACTGCCCGTTGTCATCAGTAATTAAAAGCGATAAGTAAGCAGAACCAGAACCACCATTCGACAATGTGTTTGCCAGAAAATCAAAGTTAATACTAGCCGTGTCGTTACCCCGCACCTGCACTTCGTTGTTGTTGCGTAAATGCCCACTACCTTGGCCCCCGACCGTAATAAAATAATCAGTCGTATCTACCCCATTTACTTTACGGATACCCGTAGTAGCGTATACGTTGCCCGTACCTTGTACAACCTCCCACCCATCGGGCAAACCATTAGGTTTACTCGTCCAGGTATCCATGTTGCCGTTTAGCAATTGATTTGCAATATAACCGTATTGATAATATGCTGTAAACCCTGCATAAGCTTTGGCTAAGGAAGTATTTCCTACAGGACGTAAATCCCGGTTGTACCCGCCTGCGATTGCGGTATTGACCAGCTGTAAGGTAGACTCTTGCGTAGGTTGCCCGTAAGCAAACACGCGCGCAACGCACGACCCCTGCGAAAGCTCCCATGCGCTGACAATCTGCCACTGCCCATCCCATTGCCTTAAACGAGCCGTGTAACGGGCCAGTATGGAGCGTATGACCTCGTGACAGCTAAAAGCCGTTTGATCTACGTCAATATACCTTTCTGCCCTAATGTAGGCTTGTACAAGCGGAGAAAGGTTATTCAGCATTGAGTCTTCAAACATGTTCACGCCAATTGCCATAGGTAACTGTAAACCTGTTTTGCTCAATGCCATTGACAACATTTGATAATCGTTATACCAGCCTTTAATGTTGGTTTGTAGATCTGTTTGAAATGGTAAATCTTTAAGTGTACCTAGCGCATCGGTGGCGCTGATCTGTACATCGTAAGGTGGGGATATAAAAGGCTCATTACAACTATCCGGGATAACAAAACCAGTCCAATTCCACGCACCGCTAATCACGACCTGGTATTCCCTTTCATCAGCCGTGTACATTGATTGCAAATCAAACCCGTCTACCGCCTTGATCCTTATTGTGCATTCAGATCCGTTAACGTGTTCGGTTTTAATATCTCCCTTGTTTGGATACGAAATCGTAACAGGCTTGTCACCTTCCCCGGCAAATATTATTCTTTTGATCACAAACGGCAAATTAGACCGTTTGTTAATCGAAATAAATATAGTTTCTCCAGATTTATTGCAAAATTCACCTTGATATTGTGCCTCGTATGCCATTTTATCCTACTCTGTTTAAATTGCCGCTTGCTTTCCTGTATACAGTAACCAAGTCAGAACCACGGACTACTGTTTCAGTAATAAAAATGTTGTTGCCGCTATTCCCCATCATGCTCTTTAGCTTATCCAGTGGAGCTATAACTTCCGGGTTCGTTTTGGCCCCAGGGTATTCACCCATAAGTCCTAATGTAGGTCGGTCTACAATGCCACCATCTGCAAAAGCGGTAACGTTCGCCCCTGTTTTGCCTTTTTTACCGCCGCCAACTAAAGCACCAATAGCACCAGAAGCAACCTGCAAAGCAATACCAGCAATAACGGCAGCCGGGCCAGCAATAGCACCTATAAATGGAATTGTCAATGCGGCATCCGCAGCCGCTTTAGCTTTTGCCGCTAAACCGTAAGCAATTAACAATTTACCAAATTCACCCAGGAATGATGCAAAACCTTTAAGTAACGCATTCCCTACAGCTTCTAAAGCACTGCCGCCACTAGATAATGCTTCACCTATAGATGTGCCAAAATCACCTAATGTGCCAACAACGAATCCCGATGTTAATTCTGCAAAATCTTCCTGGAATTTAGCCTGCTTATCATATATATCCTGTTGAGCTTTGGTAATCCCTTTATAAAAAGTGTCAGGTCTTTTGGTAACGTTAATACCGTCCAACCCTTTTTGTCCCAACGAATTTCTTTGCGCTGGCAACCCTTGATTTACAGACCCAGACAAAGCAGTATTTTGTCCCAGTTGCTGCGTCTGTAACAATACAGCGTTTAATTGTGATATAGCCCTAATTGCATCGGGAGTTCCTTTCTTAGCTAGGGCATCTATAGCGGTTTGGTAATTATCAATTGCACGCTCTGTTTTTTCGTCAAAAGTAGCCTTGAATTTATTTTCGGTTACTCTAAGGTTTTCGTCAAGTTCTTTTAAAATATCAGAAATAGACTTAATTCCTTTAGCGCCTTTGCCAGTGCCAAAATTAGCATCAGAAGTAACAGCGTTAGCAAAATTAGAACGGGCATCCTGTATCGCTTTTACTCCGTCCTGATAGGCATCAGAAACCCCTTTGATTACGGCCGGGTTTTTCAGGTTTTTTAATTCCTTATCCCCTTGTGTTTTTAATGCCGCAAGTGCCTTTCCAAAATCTGAAGTAGCTTTCGCGCCGTCAATAGCTTTAGCAACAAAAGACGACACGCTATCCTGTGCGTTTGTGATCGTTGCGATTAAACTTTCTTTAGTAGTTTGACCTGCCCCGCTAGCAATTCCTGCAGCACTATATTTTTGTAACGTTTCTAAAACATCTTTAAAACCGCCGCCTATTTTATATTTACTTGCTACGCTTAGCTCCCTGTTGAACTCGGTAACTTTGCCAATTGCAGCAGAAATAATTCCAATTGAGGTATTAAATACCCCTTCTGTATTTTTTCCTACAGAAAGTAACATTTGATCCCAGGTGTCACCAAGGTTACTTATTTGTCCGCCTAGTGTTTCACTGATTTTGGCCATAGACCCCGAAACACCTTCAGCGGCACCTAAAGACGTTATGTAGTCACGAATTGATCCAGCTGTTTTTTCGACTTGTGTTTGTACGCCTTTGTAGGTAAAAATTACTTTGTCCCCCGCATCTTTGGCGCGTACCCCGAATTCCTTAAGCCTTTCGAACTCTCCAGATTGAGCATCCAGGATCGCTTCAGTTAACTGATCGAAAGATTTTCCTGTACTAGAGGCTAGATCCCCTAATTTTGTTATTTGTTCTCCAGTAGGCTTAAATCCGGCATTAGCCAGCTTAACATAGGCCGCTGTTAATTCGTTTACACCAAAAGGTGTTTTTGCAGCAAAATCCTGTAGTTCTTTAAGTTTTAGGTTTGCAAGCGCGGAACTTCCCAGGGTATTACCTAATACTGCTGCAAATTTTTGATATTCAGCAGTAGCATCTATAACCGCTTTTCCAAATGAAACAACGGCGCTAATAGAGAAAGCCCCTGCAAGTGTTGATTTTATTGCGCTACCTATTTTTGAAGTAGAACTTTCTATACGGGACGCTGATCTACTAGACTCTGTAGCCGCATTACGCATTCCCGTAATAAAATTCTGTATGTCGGCGCGAAGTTCTACTGATAGTTGAGCATCCATAATAATTTAATTAAGCACAGCATTTTCTTTTCTGGCTTTCCTGGCTGCCATTATCTCCGCCCACTTGTCTATTTTATCCTTTGTAAACAAAGGCTCTGCACTTGCAGGTTTTAGCGGCCATAACTTATCTATGGTAAGTCCTGCTTTTTGATCCACATGAGGCAGCACGGATAACCAAAGATGTTGCCTAAATAGGCCCCTTAGTTTATTGAAAGCATTATCAAAACCTTTACATTTTATATCAAACTGTATTGGTGTATATTCTGCTAGCTGGCTGGGGCTTAAATTCATTTCCCCATACGCATAAGCCAAAATGTCTGCAGTTGTTACGGCTTGCTCGGTGCTTTCTTCGGTGTTTTTTTTTTACTTTCTTCTTCAGCTACCAATTTTTCACCATAAGGCACGACGGCATCAATATAACATTTCCACATTTTGCCAGACTGTTCTACGAAATCTGGTTCCTGCAAAAGTTGCTCATATAAGTCTGATGCTTCAGCAAAAGAAATAATTTCGGTTTCATTTCTCAATGAATGACCGTAAAGACCCGCATAAAAAAGGTCTATCATTACCTTAAGCTCACATTCTTTTGATCCAGCAGGATATAAGTTTTTTTTACACCTATCGGTATAGACCATTACTGATTGCATGCCGAATTTTAAGGGGTAGTTAACCCCTCCAATGCTGATATTTACAACTCCATTCATGCTTATGCTGGTTGTGTGAACAATTCCCCTGTGCCAGTAAATGTAGCGGTAAAAGTGTAAGCTTCTGCGTTTGGTGCGGACTCGCTATATGAAGAAATCCAAACAGCACCTTCACGGTAAACAGTTTCTAAAGCATCCGTAGAGCGCATAAAGAAAATCTCACCACTTTTCCATAAATCAATAAGCGTTTGGTAATTTTCTCGTGTGGCTTCCTCGCTAACGGTTAACGTAACTACTTGACCGTCGCTGCTCATTGACCAGCTTTTAATACCTGGCTGTGAAGAAGCGTACCCACCATCACATTTGTTTGAAGTGGATTGTTCTGCACTAGAACCATCAATACTATTACTGGTAAGACACACTATCGGTTTATAGTTAGCCTCAACACCCCTAGTATTAGTTTTTGGTGAGGTAACTGTATCGACCTCTAGTAAATAGCCTGTGCCCAATTGATTTTCCATTGCTTTGTGTTTTTATTTCAAATGTAACGAATTAATTACAATTGTTACAAACGAAAAATAACGACATTGCGGAATGAGCAAACTAGAAATTATAAATAGAATTATTCAAATTTTCTGTATCCGAATATATAAAAGCCTAGATACAGAGACAAAGAAAGTATCATCGTGGGGAGTGCTGTATTTTGTCGCGCCTTTCAGCGGATGGAAAAACAACTATAAAGTTTTAGGCAATAAGGGGCAGATTAAATTTAAGACTATATATCGGCTTTAGAAAGTTGTTTTGCGACCCATTTCTCTCGTTGCCACATAATCTTTTTGCGCTTCCATTCGCATACCCTTTCTGGTAAGGGAAACAGTTCTGCAGCTTGCTTTTCTAGCTCTGCGATATCCAATTGTTTACTGTTAGTATCGTTGTCCATATTCTATTGTTGTCGGTTTCGTAATTTAAATTTCTCTGGCCCACAATTTCAGTTTTCCAAATCCTTAAAGGGAATTCTGAAGCAACTGCAGGAACTCTTATTAAAACCTCGTCTGCTATTAATTCTGCTAACCTAGAACCTCCAGCGCCGCTTTGATGTACTGTTACGATTTGTATTTGTATGCTCGACTCATCTGTGCGCCTACATTTAGGACTAACATTAGTTGAAGTTTGGTTGATTAAAACCACGTAACATTGTATCTGCTTATTGTTAAATGCTATAAAAACAGGCGGGGCCATGTCCGGCACCATTTCTTCGTAAACAGGAATTAGTATACCAGCGTAGGTAAGCTGACTAAAAACATTCATGTAGCCTTTACGAACAGAAGATAATACGTTTTTCATGTTACAAAGATATATTTTTAAGTGCTTGTTTTAATTCTTTTTGGAACTGCACCTGATATTGAAAATATGCAGGCAATAAATAAGCTTGTTGAATTATAGTTCCCTTACCGTTAATGTAGTAACGCCTGGCTACGGCCCTAAATTCATTATCTAATGTCGCTAGGTAAACGGCCGCACTTTGACCAGTACCAAACTCGGTATAGATAGCGATAACCCCCGCGGATGACTCAATAAATACAGATCCAGAATAACCAGAAGTGTCAATTTTATAGCTAATAGCCTGACTAATTGGCGTAGGGGATAAATGCTTATTGATGTTGTCTTGTGTTTCGTTGCCGAATTTCGTTTTTATTGGTGCGCCGGGGCCGGGTGCGTCTCGAATAGCTGTTGTTTCTATTTCCCCAAGATTAAATTCTAAAATGCCTTTAACCTCTTTTTGAAAGTCGGCGCTAGCCTTTAGGAAAGCTGCAGCAAGCTCATTACCGCTTTTGAATTTCTTAGCCATATCATCGTGTTGGTAAATCCGTTGAAATTGCGATAATGGTGATAAATTCTTTATAAACAAAATCTGGTTCTGCCTGGGTAATGGTGAAAAGTTCGCCCCTCCATTCTAGCAACATGCCAGCTTCAATAAATTTATCCGTTCTGTTTCTAATAACAACATTAATAGCAGGCTTCAAAACCTCTTGTAAGGCTTGAAGGCTTCGTGATGCTCTTGCTAAATCAACTTTGGCAAACGTAGCCCAATAGCTAATATTTACCGGGGATGTTCCACCGAAACCGTCCTTTACGTATTCAACTTTAAATATTTCTATTTTCTGGTTTAAATCGCCGCTGTTAATTCGCTTTTTCATATTACTAAGTTACGGTTCCATGGTTGCGATAGCTTTTTAGCCATTGAGCTAATACGATCAGAAATAGGAGCGCCAACATTATTGCGAAGGTAATCTGTTTCTGCAAGAATAGCTAGTTTTAAAGATTGTGGTAGCTGTTGATACCCGGAATTATATTTAACACGGTACACATCATTAAAAGACTGCCCCTCATGTGGGGTGAATGTACCATACCCGCCGCTAATAGAGTAATACCAGTCGCCTGTAATAGCACAAGCACCATTTACCCATATTTTCTTAGCCTGCGTCCCTTGTAATTCGTAATCCGTGATCACTTCACCATTTTTAGTAACCTCGATTATTTCTCCATTTGGAGAAAAAGGCAGATCTAAAGGCGACCCATCAAACTCTATAGTGAATTCACGATACATTAGCCCTACATTTAAATGTAGCTCTAAGCGTTCCCTGGCAGAACCAGCAAACATATTTAATATGCCGTCATCGGCTGCATAGTCCGCGTCAATCTTACAAAATGATTTTATTTCGGCTAATGTTACTGGTTCCATAAATCAAATATACTACTTTGCATAGATATTTAAGTTAGCTGTATTTAAGTTTACCCGGTCCGTCCCCGTGAGCGCTGTTAGCAGTGACGTTATAACGCCCGTAAGTATATTGGTGCTTGCTACGTAGGAAACCGCGCGCATTTGTATTTGTACCCCATAACTTTTTATATCGGGGGTGGTGTGGATCGTATATTCAAAATGCCGCCTAAAAGACCCAGGCATATTAATTTCAGAAATATCAACGTAATTATTTCCTGCCGTCGCATCGGGGAAAGGAAAATATACAGGGGTTGGCGCCAAAACAACAAACCGTAATTCGATTTTGCTTTGCCCTTTATTGTTCGTTAGCTCATAATCAAATGACAAGTCGTAGGCTTGCTCCATGCTTACCGAATTATTGAAAAGTATTTTACTGTTCACAAAATCAAATCTTGCACTACTGAAGGTGTTTACATCCCTTGCAGAGTTAGCAGAAATAAAGCCTATAGCTTGCCATTGGTCGGTCAAAGCTAATACAACGCTACGGCTTACGCGTTGTCGAGGTGAGGCGGGAATACTATCCGTTGTGATGTCTGGAAAAGTAACGTGCCTTAAATTGTTTTGAGCGTGTGTTGTAACACACAGTAGGGAAAAAGACAAAGAAACTAATAATCTTTTCATAAGAAAAACTATTTAAAAACTGTAAGCGTAAAAGATGCTGAAGCCGGATCTATCGCAGCACCTGTGAAATTAAATAAACGAATAGAAACGGTATTGGTAGCACTTACCCAAACTTTAGCGAAAATATCGGCGGCTAAAGCTGCAGGAAGACCAACCGATACAGGGCGGCCAACAACTGCCCCCGTAACGGTTGCGGTTAATGTCGCTCCAGCGTTAGCTGCGATACTAGGAAAATCTAAAGTAGCTGCGCCGTTTATAGGTGTGTTTGAAAAAGTTCCCGTCCCTGCGCCAAAAACGTTTCCTGCTAAATCTACGTTAAAATATGAAGTATGCGTGCCTGCGCCGTTGGCCGCACTATTTGTGCCCGCGTCTATGTAATAACCCGTTAAACTGCCACTACTGTTCACCGTCGGCGATATAAAAAGCCCTCTATACCCCCCTGTTGCGGATTGTCCCACGGTATTTAATAACGATAAACTGTTTTGATAATGCTTTCAATAAACTAAGGGGCC